TATCGGGCAAATCGTTGAGTTCTAGCCGCGCCCTGTCTTTTGTATTAAGCCATGCCGATATAGGGATGATGTCTTGCCTTGTGCTTTTATAGTCAGTAGATAACACAAGACAGTCTATTGATATTATTCTATCCCCATACGCCTGCGCAAATAAATAACTGCCATGCCTGCCCGGTACAGGTTCATATTGGTCTTGTATCGCTGGCATAATAGAATGCTGTATATTCATCACTTTTAAGCCCATTTCAGACGCCTTAACTCCGTTAAACGTGAAATCAAGCATTATCTCACTCCCCTAGCGCGATTGGATGATTGAATCAAACTATTAAGCTCTCTACTGATTCTATATATATCTTCATCGTTTCTAACTGTCATATTTTGTACAATAACTGTTGGAGCAGATGATTGCATATTCATCTTCTTTAACGCATCAGTTAACATAGATTCTAATTCGTCAAGCGGAGCGACGACCTCAGTTCCAGCCTCGCCGACGCCTATTATACTCGGACGCGTGAATATTCCGCCCTGTTTGTACCAGTTAACGCTTACATCTGGATACGGCACATTAATACCGGCTATTTTGGTATGCTTTATGCTAAAGCTGAAATGCGGCAGCGGGATATGCAGGTTTTTGAACGGAGCTAATATAGCATCCTTGACCTTACTGAATATATCTGACGCTGTCTTTTTCAAGCCATTCCATGCATCGCTAGCTGTTTTAGTAATACCGTTCCAAACATCGGATAGCAATTTTTTAACTGAGTTTATTGGTGTCATAACTGCTGTTTTTATACCTTCCCATATCTCTCCAGCTTTAGTTTTCAAGCCGCTCCATAAGTTAGTAGCTGTTTCTTTTATAGAATTCCACGCATCGGAAAGTAGCTTCTTAGCAGAATTTATTGGTGTCATTACCGCATTCTTTATGCCTTCCCATACTTCACTAGCTTTAGATTTTATGCTATTCCATAAATCTGAAACAAACTTTTTTATAGCGTTCCATACCTGTGTAAGAAGCGTTCTTGCAGCGTTTATCGGAGCAATTATAGCGTTCTTGATGCCTTCCCATATGCTGCTTGCAGTAGCTTTTATGCCTTCCCATAAACCGCTTAAAAACTCTTTTATTCCATTCCAGACTTCTTTGACCTTCGCCGTAATAGCCTCCCATACACCCGCAAAAAAGTCTTTTAAGCCGTTCCATACTGTTTCGCCAACCTCTTTTATCTTATTCCATGTTTCAGTAAGAAACTTTGAAACGTCATCCCAATTCTTCCACAGCAAGATAATCACTGCAATTAAGCCAAGTATAGCCGCGACTATCCATGTTATTGGGTTCGCTAAAAGTGCCGCTGTGAAGCTCCATGCCGATGCTATTGCCCCGCCCATAGCGCCTACAAATGAAGTTATAGCGCTCCATGCGGTGGTTGCTAACTGCACAGCAAATCCGGAGATAGCCTTAGCCGCATCTACAGCTAGCTTAGCCGCAAACGACGCCACGCTTGCCGCTGCCTCGCCAATCTTAGTACCAAAGCTTGCTATGGCGTTATACGCATCAACAGCAAGCTTTGAGGCAAAACTGCCTATTGAAGTTACTGCCTCTCCGATTTTGCTGCCAAAACTGGATATGCCATTTATCACATCTCCGACTAAGTTCTTGCCAAAGTTAAACACCGCTGTTGCGCCTTCGCCTAATTTTGTTGCAAAATTACCTATAGCATCCTTAGCATATAAGGCTTTCAGGTATAAAGTATCAAACTTTTCCGGTATTCCTGCTATACCTTTAACTATAGAGCCTCCGAACTTTATAACACTGCCTGCTGCCTTAGCCATTCCGCCAACAGCCTTAATGACCTTACTAATACTGGATGATAGCGTTCCAAGAACTATAAGCGTCGGACCTATCGCTGCTGCTAACATACCGTATTTAATTATGTTATCCTGCATAGCAGGTGAGAGTGAGCCAAACTTATCAACTACCTCAGTTAACTTCCCAACTAACGGTGTCAGCTTGGGTAGAAACTTTTCCCCTATCGTAATAGCTAAAGTTTCGACAGTGGATTTAAAAGCCTCCATTGCGCCGTTAAAGCCTTTCATCTTCGAAGCAGCTACGTCTTGAGCCCCACCAGCTCTATTTACGGCTGTGCTCATATCATCCCATTTGTCTGCACCTTCTATGAGTACTATGTTGGCAGCACGTATGGCATCAGAGCCGAATATCGTTGCTAGCGTTGCATTACGCTGCTGGTCAGTCATGCCTCCCAGCTTGCTGCTGAAAAGCGAAACAAGCTCCGGCAATGGTTTAAGCTGCCCGTTAGCGTCATATACGTTTAGCCCATATTGCTTCATTGTTTTAGCAGCTTTATCGGTCGGACTGATGAGCGACATGAACATAGACTTCAAGCTAGTGCCTGCATCGCTGCCTGTAACACCAGCATTAGCCATGAGGCTTATAGCCGTTGTAAAGTCTTCAATGCTCTGTCCTGCCATGTTTGCGACACTTGCGCCCGCCTGCATAGCATATGCCATATCGGTTATCTCACCGGCACTGGCGTTTGCGCTGTTTGCCAGCAGGTCGGCCACCTTTATTGCCTTATCTCCCGAAAGCCCGAAAGCGTTAAGGGATTGACCGACAATCGTCGCGGCCTCAGCGTTTTCTATTTGCGCTGCTGCTGATAACTGTAATGTCGCTTTTACGGCTTTGAACGTATCATCTATTGAAAGCCCTGCCTTAGCAAGCTCTGTCATAGCAGCAGCAGCGTCTGTAGCAGATGTGCCCGGTAACGTTATATCATTACCTAATTCTTTTGCTAACTGGCTCATTTTTGCCATTTGTTCACCTGTAGCTCCAGATACTGCTTGAAACGTATATCCCATGCTTTCAAAATCTCCAGCTGCCTTGATGGCTGCTGCACCAGCACCAGCAAGCGGTAATGATACGGCTAATGACATTGTTTTACCTGTTTTAGTCAATGTTTTGCCGACGCTGTCAAAGCCATTAGAAATTGAACCCATTGTTTTTTGAAACGACTTGTCAGCTTCGGTTATCTGCTTTTGAGCTTCTGTTACCCCTTTACGCAAGCTGTCAAGCTTTACCTCTATATCAAACCATATGCTACCTAAACTCGGCATATCCTCTCACCTCCTGCTATAAAACATTTTCTCCAGCCCATACAACGTTTTTGCCATCTTTCCTTTGCTTGCCCTGCTCTTCAATTAGCCACAATGCCGCCGCCTCATCTATCCAATACGCCTCAAGTCCTGATAAGCCGGATAGATAAGAGGACGGCGGCCTGTTCCAATACCTAGCTATAGTAGCAATACGCTTAAACCCTTCACTCTTCGCGAAAGGATTGCAAATCTACAACATCCTTCATTACATAGTTAAATATAGCAAGTTTTTGTTGTAATGTCAGCGGAGATATAGCCGCTATGTCGTCGTAAGTCGGATTCACGAGAGCCTCTCTCACCATTTCGTCCAAAAGAGGCAGTATGTCTTTTATTGCTATCTCTTCAGTCGGCTTAGCACCATTTTGCACTGTTAACGGATTACCTATGTTGAGTTTGAGCAGATATGGTGTCAAGTCTAACGGCTTTACTGCCACATTTATAGTTTTGTCAGCCTTGAACCCCGGTATTTCTATTATGTCCGGCTCTGCTTGACTGCGTATTTCTTCTAATGATGTTATTTCCATGCAATCACCTCACTATAACAGCTCTGTAGCCAGTGCTGTTACAAATTCCTTTCTGTATACACCGCCTGGTACCGACGGATTTTCCTGCGCCCATATGTTTATTTCTGGAGTTGCCCATTCAGAGTCACTGTGTGTAACATCTCCAACAACGCCTTTGCAATAAGGGAAACTGTATTTAACAAAGCCTTCCAATACTGCATGCGAATCAAAGCTTCTGACGTATATCTCGGCCTTAAAGACCGGCTTGACTTGCTGTTCTTCTATGGTTGGCATTTCCCATCCGACTATCTGCGGATTTGCTGGGTCAGTATTATCTTCTATAAGTGAACCGCCCATTATAATCTGCAGCGCCTGTGCATCGAACCTAGCATCTGTTAGCGTCAAGTTAACGCCAACTACCGTATCATCGTCTTTTGCGTATACTAACAATTTGTCACCGCCACGCAGTTCGGCCGTTTCACCTTCGACGACTTCGTTCTCAACGGCTATCTCCTGTGACGTCTTTATGCCATAACTTACAGCATCTGCTATCTCAGAACCGTCAATATTGATAGGAGTAATCACCATTCCTGCAACGCCACGTAAATATCCTCTTTTAGTTTGTGTCGCTGGCATTATTCATAACCTCGCTTTCTTTTTCTACATATCCTCGTTTTATAATAGACTTAACCAACTTCGCCGGCATTTCTGGTACTTCCTCTCCTGTCTTAAGCCTATAGTATTGATTACCGTCTTTAATAATCATATTCGTCTTAGCCTTCATGCAGTCAGCTCCTTTCATTAAGCAATTCGGCTGCAAAATATATCAGCCTTGCTATCATGTTGCGTTCATCTTCAGTATAGTCCATGCCTCCCGGCACCCATCGTGTATAGTATTGATTACCATCACTATCTGCTATATACTTTTCGTTCAAAGCGGCTATGACCTCTTGTTCTAGTTCATCAAGCAACCTAAAACTGGTAGGCTCGCCATATATGCGTATTTCTATATTATTTTCGCCTGCGAATGATATAGCCGTGCTTGCGCTTTGAGCAGCCATCTTAATAGTTGCGTATGGAGGCTTAGCATTATGCGGTGCCATAAAGGCCTCGTATATGCGGCCGTTAAATTCCGGTAACGTCTTAAGCTTATTTATTACAGCCTCTCTTAGCATTACTCCCACAACCTTTTATACGTTTTATAGATTTCATTCCTGTTTTTATCAATTGTAGGCTTCAATATAGCATATTTACCATCACGTGCTAATTCAAGATATACTCCATAATCAACCGAATGGCTTACGGTTATTGTTATGCTATCGTCTGATAGCTCAGATGAGCCCATAAGCTCTTTCCTAGCATTACCTGTTCTATCCTTCCACGGAGCATTCTTTTTCATCTCAGATTCAAGATTACCTGCCCAATCCTGCCCTAGTGCTATAGAAGACGCTATAAGCCTATTTATATGATTATCTAGGTTCTTATTAACATCATTACTACCCGGCATTATATCACCGCCTCTACGTCTGCATGCTTAGCATACAGCTCTCCGTGATACGCTCTAGGCTTAACGTTTGTTATTTTATACTTAGTTCCATCTACGGTAAAGGTGTCTTCAACATCGCTTCCAGCCTTAATATCAGCATCGGGTAGAGCTATTAGCAGCCAGTTAGCAATCATAAGCGCTCCGGCTTCATTACGATACACCGAATGCATTATGTTTGCAGGCACAAGGCGACCTGTAAATTGAGGCATATCAGCCTCAATCTTTCTACGACCTCCGTTTTCGTCCTGTACATATTCTACTCTGTGCACCTGTATTGACACAGGATTTTGCATTATAAGGCTTTCGGTACCGCTTCTAAGCGTTTCTAATACTCCCATCATACATCACCTGTGCCTAACACGTCTGGAGCGTCTAAGCTCATAGCCCTTGAACGACTGCCTATACGCGAACGCTTATTGAACATATCAGCCATGCGTAAGCAGTGATTTTCATACTCCTGTAATGATATGAATTTCAACCGTTCGTCGCCTGCGCTGCTTTCTTCTAACCCTCCACGTTCGCTCATAGCCCTAGCAGCTTTTCTAAACCATGCTTCTGAGGCAGCCGCATATATATCAACTGCCTCAGACATGATTTCATCTAGCTCTTCATCTGTGAACCTAGTATCCGTATCAGTACCGTTCGTCGGTATCTGCTCATCTATTAACAGCCTAAGCTTGCTTCTGAGTTCATCGGTAGGCGTCATTATAACCGCCACCTATCGTTAAGATTCTGTGGGCAGTGTGACTTTTTCAACAGCATCAGCAGGAGAGGCATAGACACCACGCATGGCATACGCCGCTATGGGAGCTCTGGTTAACCTTGTTATGTCTGGGCTGCCGCTCTCTATTGTTAAGTCTTGCTTTATTAGCTCCATAAAATATCTAGTCGGGTCTATAAGATATACGGTATCATTAGGTACTCCGTCGTACGTGTATGTCTTATCACCTACAGTTATGCTCCATCCGTCATAGAATATGAGCGTGGTTATTTGAGATAATGCTGCATACTCAGTGCCGTTTATAACCATCCTAGATAGCGCATCCGTTATATCTACCTGATTAGCAGAATTTGCTAATAGTATGGTTGGTTTACGCACTGCGCCTGTTAAGCTGTTTTTATCCTGAGCAGCATGTTTTAAGCCTTTACGGATAGTAGCCCTAATTTTCTCTAAATATGTTAAGCTAGTCGTATTAACTGCATTGGTTGTATTCTTGCTATCATAGTTATAGTTTATAATCGGATCAAGGTGTATATGGTTTAGCAGCGCATTATATGCCTCACCTAATGCTTGGTTAAACTGGTCTAATCTCCATGTTTCATCGAATGCTTCGGTTTCGATAGTATAACCATCAAACCCTGCTGCATACACGACGATGGGCACACCATCTCCAGCCGCCATTATGCGGCTCCCGAACTTAACCTCTTCGCCTTCTAGGTGTTCTAGAAATACAGCCCTTGCTTGGCTAAACTCAGCTATAGGCACAAGTCTTGGGAACCGTGGATTGCTTAGTCTGCGATATATAGGAGTATAAAGCAGTGGAACCTGTTCACGTCCAAAGTCTACATCTAAAGATATCTTTTGCAGTATACCATCTAAACCCTCAGGAGATGTCAGCATCTCACCAAGCGGCCTGTTAATTTGCATAAGCTCCATCTCACCGTTTACCATTTTCTTAGTAACGGTTTTTCTCTGGCCGTTAAGCTCATACGTTAGATTGTCAGTTATTGCCTGTTTCCTACGCTCTTCAAGAGCAGTTTTAGCGTCTAATATTCTCATGTTATTACCTCCTTATTCATACCTGTGGTGCTAATATAAAGCTGAATACACCATCAGTATTGCTAGCCTGCGTTGCTATACCTACTGGCCTATCAGTATCAGTTGCAGTGAAACCAGTCGCTGTGTTGAAATATACCACATCGCCTACTGCAAAGTTAGAGCCTGCCTGTTTTACTTCATACTCTGCCTGCTCTATATCTAGCACTACTTCTTCTCCGGCAGCAGCCGAATTAAGTGCTAGCCCAAAAAAATCAGCAACTATAGCAAAAGTATCTTTCTCTACTGCTACATCTGCCGTTACTTTTACACTTTTCCCAAAAGAAATCTTTCTAGCCATTTTTTAACCCCCTTATATTCTTGCTTTTATTATAGCAATGTCATTATTAGTTTGTTTGCCAGTCACAGGATTTATAACATCCTGCTTAAATACCGCGGACATAGCCTGCTTTATATCATCTTGAGCAAGCATTTCGCCTATAGCCTTCTTAACATCTTCCTCTTTCGCATCATTTGGTACGTCTAAAAGCCGTTTTATGATTGGTCTGACAGCTTCAACCGTTACCATTTCGCCTATAACCTTGTCTATCATGTTTTCCCTCTGAGCTCTAGCAGCAGCAAGCTGATAATCTCTTGCAGCCTTTACGGCTTCGCTTAGGCTAGCTACGTTATCTACACCGAATAACGCTTCCATCTCGCCAACAGCCTTAGCTGCTTCCTGCATCTTGTTCCACGCATCGTTATCAGCATCTTTCGCTACAGCTTCAAGCGTCCAACCCATCTCGCCTACAACCTGCTTAGGAGTAACTCCCATACCTTTTAACGCCTTAAGTATTTCCTCTAAACTCATATTTACACCTCCGGTTATGCTTGGATTTTCTATGAAATCAGCCATTTCACCAATCGCCACCACCGACGTAGGCATCCCTGACCTGTCAAGCGGCGTCCAATCGATAGACAGCAACTGATAATCTACCACCTGCGTTTCTCCTGCTGTCTGCTGCAATGTAGGCATTCCATATATACTTACCTGCTTTACCCTACCTGCTTTTATCCAACGTTTTAGGTCCTTTGCCGATGCATCCACCACGCCTCTTATATATGCCTTGCCATTCTGGTACAGCGCACCCACCCAGTGGGTGACGGGCATGGGAAACTGATGGTCTACATCCTCCGGCTTTTGGTGCCCTAAAAATCCGCTTGCGGTTTTTGCAGCCACTTCTCCGGCTATCTTCTGAATTACCTGCGGAGTATAGTTCCAGCCTCGTTTGCTTTTGCCTGCCGGTATCTCTACCACCACTTCTAGTGGGTCATCATCGCCAGCTTTGAGCGCATCCAAGTTTACTCCCTGCGCTACAGGCACATCCTCAACAGCGATTTCACCTGTTATGTTTGCCGTTATAGATGATATTTCGCCAAGTGCTTCTGGGATGGGCAGCTCTAGCGTTTCATAATGCCTGCGCAAATGCGCCTTAGCTGCATTCATCTGCTCAGGAGTTAGATTAGGTTCAGCCCTTGCTCCCGATAATGCTGCAACTGCTGCTATAACGCCGCCTCGGTTTATAACCAGTGTGCCGTCCTGCTGTATCTCGTGATGTGGACCCCAGCAATCAGCCTCCCTTAAATCTGCATTAACAGGAGCTTTTACCACCGCATACATCTCTTTTATGGCATCCGCTGTTCCGGCTGCGTCTTCGTCTAGCCCTGCCCTAAGCCGTTGCCATATCTCAGTCTTATTAACCTCTCCCCAAGACCTGTTAGATACCTTTGTGTTATCAATTCTAAAAGGCATGTCTTCACCTCCTTACTATTATTTACCGTTAATCGTGGCTTTTTCGCTAGCTAATATCGCAGGCTCAGTTGCCTTGCCTTTAACATTGACTATCCCTTGCTCTGATACTCTTATAAGGCTAGTAGGAGCAAACTTGCCATCACTGCCCTTCGATACGAATGTCTTGCTTTGTGGAGAAAATACTAGTATAGCCATATGCATCACCCCCTTGGCTTTTCGCCCTCTATAATCAGCGTCATATCAACCTCCGGCATAGCTCCGTCTTGCTCAACCACAATGCACTTTTCAATGCGTACTATTACCGGCAATAAGTCAAGTGCTTGATATATAGCAGCTACATAATTTCCGTCTAATAGTGAAATACGCTTCGGCTGCTCAGGTTCTTCCTCTTTAATCGGCTCCATGCCCTTGGGTAAATCCATTCTCATAACATCACCTCATTATTCCATTCATAAGCTATCGCTTTAGCTCAAGACATAGGTGGTCTTGATATATATTTTCTACCTGTTTCATTATACCACTTCTCAAGCTTCATGTCGCTGCTTGGGTTCTGCGCCCAGCTCCTTAGCCGCTCAGCAAATTCTGACGGCTTCTCGTGCCTAGGCAATGCAATGCATAAACATTGCGGATGAGGCAACGGAGGTTCACTACCTGCAGGCCAAAACCCATCCCCGTTATGGCTAGCATAATCGTTACATACGTCTGGTATCGCATGCCTGCCTGATAGCATCCATACAATACCAAGATAGCTAGGAGCCGCTTGATTAGCTAGTATAGTGCCTTCGTGATAAGCATTGCTCATCTCTGTCCTAGCCAGCCTCATAGCCTCATAGCTTACATCGCTGCTAACGCCAAGCATCCTACGTGTTTCTTGCTTCATAGCTGTAAACTTACCCGGCTGCATGTATTGCTGCACACGCTTTGCCAGCGTACGGCTATCTAAGCCACGTGCTACTGCATCTTCTACCACTGTAGTCATGTTTTTTCTTACGTTTTCGCCTATGCGCCATACTCTATCAGATAGTTTAAGCCCATCTTTTCCCGTTCTTGATGTTATCGCTAGCACCGCTCTTTCGTTTATATCAGCGAACATCCACTGTACGCCAGCCTTATCATACCTAAGCAAATCCTGCGTTATCTTTTGTACGCCTTCGGTACCATCCTTTACCGATAAGCGAATGCCATCATAGAGGGCGTTAAGCGTCTTAACGTTTATCATCTTTGCTCTATCTTCAAGCGCCTTTTGCAAAGTTGATAAGTGATTATGCTTAAGCGTGCCGGGTGTAACATCTCTTATGTCTTTAGCAATATCGTTAGCAGCCTTAGTGTAAACGCTACGTATCTGTTTTACCGTTGCGGCGTTATGCTCTAAAAACCTATTTCTGGCATTTAACATGTAATCAGCATAACTTTGGTCACCTGATAACAGCCAGTCCTCTTTATTCCACGCATCGGCCATAGCTTATCACCCAATAGCTTCTGTTTCTTCAAGCCCTTCTCCGTCTTCTACCCTGCGCCTGAATAACATTGACTTTGCCACCCTGCGCCTTTCATCATCATCGGCGTCTGGGTCAGCCCATGGTAGCATACTAGGTACAAACTCACGCAGAAACCCCGCCGCCGCGTCTATAGACATTAAGCCAGACTCTATAGCGGTTGATAATCCATCAACTAGTGTCTTAATAGTATTAGCAACTGTACTGTCATCCTTCGGGCTTATTTCCTCCCAGCCTATATCCACGTCGTAATCATCCAGCCTTACGTTCTCAACCTTGCTCCACATAGCAAGATACATGCTTGCAAGCTCGCTGTAATATTCCTCAAACATCCCACGCTTGCGACGTATCTTCCTAGCAAGCGGCACCATCTGCTCAGACACTGAGGCTTTCGACGACGCCACGGCAGTTCCGAACGCAAACTCCGGAGTTTCGCTTACGTCAACTATACAGTAGAATATGAACTCCAACAGCGTCGTTATGCCGCTTAGTCCGCTATCTGCCGTTATAAAATCTGCGTCGTCGCCATCCTGCATTAAGAATATCTCTTTATCTGCGAATTTAAGTCTGCCGGCCTTTATCTCATCAGCGCTGAAATTGTCTTTAAGAAACTTGTCAACGTCTGATAGCTTAAACTTCGCTTTCGGCCTGCTGAATAGCTTTGAGCCTTGTGCTGCAAATAACATAGTATCATGATATATACGCATGAACGGCTCTAACGGTTCTAAGTCGCTGCTGCCATAAAGCTGAGTTTCTTCTGCTTCGTTTTTGAAGTGTACGATTGGAATAAATCCCCACGGATTAGGCTCGGTCTTATTCTGCGCTATTAGCTCAGCCGGAGCCTTACTGTCATATTCAATCGTTCTGGTATCTTTGGTTAATATCTCCGATACCGTATAATCGCTAACAATACGCCCGGCATCATCCATAATATTTACCGGATAGCGTATAACAATCTTGCTATACGTGCCTGTGAGCGGATCAGGTACTGGAGTAACCCATTCGGGAGGTATCAGCCTTAAATCGAACATCTGCTTGTCTCCGAATCTGTCTTGCACTATATCTATTCTGGCAAATGCATCTCCATCCCTTAATACGTTCCTGTTTATCCTTAGCAGTTTGCCGGCCCACTTAGCCATAGCATCTTCAAGCGCATTATCAGCTTCAGGATTAGTATGCGTAAAATGCGGCACTCCCATAAATCCGGCAGTAGTGTTTATAACCGGCCTAGCAAATCCAGCACCAAGCTTATACCTGTCATCCGTATTATTATATAATGCACGTGCTAGCCTATAGTCAATCCTGCTGCTATCAAGCTTATACGGAGTAATGTATGAATAAAAGCTCGGCATCCAATCTCTTAATGCCGATATTTCGCCAGCAACCCTTTTAAATATATTAGGCATACAGTGACACCCCCCTTAATAGTTTTTTGGTATGTTCATCTAACGGTTTTACTCCTAAAACCAACTCATCGACGCTATACCTGAGAGCATCCATTAAATGGTTGTTAAAATCTACCGGCTCATCAAGTACGTTCCCATCTCTATCTTCTTTATATTTATATGCTTGAATCTCATTTATGAAGTTCTGGCATGACGGATGAATATGAATCTTACGTCTTCTAATCCAATCAATCCCATACCTTACGCTATCCTTGCCTTTTATACTTGGTTGTATCTTAAACCCTGCCTTCTTAAATTCCTGTATTCTAGCAGGCTCGGCACTGTCAGCTATTATCCATTCATCTTTATCTACATGTTCGCCTACACGTTCTATAAGCTGTGTATTGTCAAGCTTTCGCTCATATAATTCATCTAAGATGTATAACTCATCATCTTTTAATGCTACTTTTACAAGAGCCGACGGGTCGTTATATCCGAAATCCAAGCCATTATAAACATTATTATATAGCCTTCTGTCTGTTGGGAAATCCTCAATCACATAGTTAGTATATACAACGTTCCCAAGCTGCCCCCATTCTCCGAGCGTATATACTTGATAGTAGTAATAGTCTTTCTCTTTTAATGCTTGCAGCTCCCTAATATATTCTTCGTCTAAGAATTTATTATCCTGCCACGTAGTCTTAAGTATTGTGGCATTCTCACGTCTTACATCAAAAAAGTATTTCTTAAGCCAATGCATTATGCTTACCGGATTAAACGTCAGCACTATCTGTTTATTAACCTTAGTTTCACCACGTAACCTCAGGTTAATCTGGTCAAAATCGCTTTGCGTTATCTCTGACGCTTCCTCTATCCATACATCCGTTATCCCAACGATTGACTTTAACTTCTCAACATCGTCTAACCCTAAAAACACAAATTGGTTGCCGTTAGCGCATGTGATTGTTAAGTCTGTTTTATTTATGATAAAAAAACTTTCCAGCGCTAACTCGGATATTATTTGCCGTATAAGAGCAAATGTTGAATATCGGTGTGTATTAGCAACCTTCCTAACTATAAGAAACCTGTGGCCTACTTCCTGTATACATTTTAATACAAGCCACTGTGC